CGGTCCATTTACCCTGTCCAGTATAATCAGTTACTTCTTTATTAATTCCAGGGGCAGGTCTAAAATTTACTAGTGGCATGGCGATAATATACTATTTTATGGCTCATTAGAAAAGTTAAAAGCTACAGAAACACGCTCATCATCACACTCACTTACATAATGATATAAATAACTAGGAAACAATATTAATTTACCTTTATTTTCGTTAATTCTTTGTCCAAGATGTTTTTCAAAAGGCGGATATAATGAGTGTATTTGTTTTGGATCTTCAAAAACCAAGTTACCAGTTGAAGGTTTAACTATAAGAATTGCACAATAATGGTCATTAGCATGGTTATGTGGTAGTGCTTTATCACCTGGCGTATAAAAATTAATCCATGCTGACACGGTGCTCCAGTTGTTATATTGCCAATTGTTCTGCTGTCCTATTAGTGGTAAAATTTTATCTGTTATAAAATTACTTATCTCCTCTAAAACAGGGTACTTCAAACCCTCCCAACCCGATGTAAGAGCTTTGACATTTTTTAAATCTTTATTCCATTTGTCTTTATCCTCGCTTACAATTTTTAATATTTGGTCACAATAATGATGTTTAATGTTGCAATCATATACTTCAGTCGGAAACCAACTTGTTTTGTTTATTTGAAAATCATCCATCTACTTTAGTAAATGTGTACCCAACGTTACCTTTGAACCCTCTGTTGCCAAAGTGAGTCAAGGGAGAGGCAATATCAGCCCATATTTCTCCACCACAATGTTCAGTCCATAACCTAGAAAAATAATAATCTTCTGACAAATATCTTTTTTGATCAAGAGTCTTATAAGGACCTACTGCAAATAAATCATAACAATTATCTGATTTATAATTTTTGCCATTTACTATTTGATCTGACTCATATTTTCTTTCAGGAAATTTTTTCATCATTGTTGTAAAGACCTGTCTTTTTGTTAACATCATACCCGTTGCAGCTTCATTTACTTTAAAAAAACCATGTTCATGTATTAGATTATTTGGATCGTCAAAATTAAGATTATAACCTAATGTTCTAGCTTCTATTTCTTCATTACTAGCATTGGGGTTTTTTGTAAGTATATCTTTATCAATACACAATAACCTTTCAATATTCTTCCAAGAAAAACCTATATCAGCGTCTATGAACAACAAGTGAGTAGGCACATAATCTTTTGAATCTAACATCATAGAAACAATAGTATTTCTTGCTCGAGTTATTAAACTTTCACCACCCATTGTATGTATTCTTAAACCAATATTGTTAGCATTACTCCATGATTGTAGTTCCAGTACACCATGCATTGTAGCCTCCGTTAACATGCCACCATACATAGGCATTCCTAAAAATAATTTAATATTTTTATCTTTTAGTTCTTTAGGATCTAACATCTACATCTTCCTTAATGTTTTTGTAAAATTATCAATAACTTCATTTTTGTCAAATCTCATAACATTAGGTGTTTTAGTTGTCATATTACAGTTTTTAGAATAGTTAAATCTATAATTCGCATGATAATCATTCCACAATACCACACCTTTAGTTTTGCAAAATTTATTAGCAGACATATGATTAAGACAACTATCTATGGTAATAAATCCTTTTGCATATTTTAGTAAATGCGCATAGTTTCTATATGTTAAATCTTGATCTACCTCACAGGTATTTTTAAATAAGTTCTTTTTGGAAAAAACATTTAGAACATTTAGTTTTAAATCAAAGTTTAAAATATCAATTATAGATTGTGCATGATCTTTTCTTATAGATCTTGAACCCTCAAAATCGGTGTCTGATTCATGTTCATCACTACCAACAAATTGAACACATACAAAATCATTAAGTTTAGATAAAACTGGTTGCAAAGAATCCTCTTCATCGTATGAAAAATATATCTCATTATACACATCTTCTAAAATGTTTTGGTTAAGTATACGTCTAAAATTATTTACTAAATGTATTTCATTAATACAAAAATATTCATCGTAAGCCTCTACAAAGTGTATCTTATCAAACTTTTTTAAAAAATCTCTTTTATCTAAAAGTGGAGTTAGATTCATTGCATAACAAAAATTTACGTTTGGATGATGTAAAAAAATTTTTGGCCATGTAGACATTAGATTGACACTTTTCAATTTTTCTAGACAACTTGTAAAACAGATATTTTTACCAATACCTCCATTTAACACATAAAGTTCGTTGTTACTCACCTATTTTTGCACCTAACATTTTTCTTTTGTCGTATTTAAACTCTTTATGTTCACCTTCTTGATCAACATAATGTAAGAAAACTGTTATAAAATGATCATGTTTACAATTTTCTCTCCAGTGTATTTTATGCATACCTTTAAATATTAATGCATTATTTACATACATGGGAAACTTGTGATCAATTTTTAAAGCTAAAGGTGTGCCCTTGTCATCATGATATTTATAATCTGCAGAATCATCTCTTTCTCCAATAAATATTTCATAGGGCTGATCGTCTGGGTCTGCTCCTAAACATAATGCAACTGTATACTCACAAGATGGTCTATCTTTATGTATTGGTAAATCTGACCCTTTGTCATAAATTCTTAAATATGAATAAGTTGGCCATAGTTTTTTACCTACGTTTTGTTCAATGACAGGTGTGCTCATATCCATTAATGATTCCATTAAGAAGTCACCGTGTTCCCAAATTAAAGATTTGGTTTGTGTATCAAAATCAAAATTTTTTTTATTTGTATATTTTAAAAGACAATAATTATAACTAAGGTTTAATATTTGTTTTGGCAAAAACTCTTTAATAAAAATAGGTTGCATTAGATAACCCAACCTATCAATGCATATCTAGTTCCCTCTGAGACTTTATTTACTTGATGACTAAACATAAAATTAGACGGAAAGATAACTGCATCACCCTCGTTTTGAGGGACAACATGTTTGCCTGTCGGTAGATTAAATACAAACTCTCCGCCGCTGTACTCATTATTTAAACAAATAGATATTGATAAGTGTCTTTCTTGTACTTTTAGCCCAAAGTCTGTATGAAACTTATAGCCTGCATCATGTTTGTTAGTTTGATATTTTAATAGATCTAATTGAGATATTTTTGTTATGTCAATTTCGTGATGTTGTTTGTAATGTTGAACACACTCATATATCTTTTCTTGTGTTGCGGCCGTGCATAATTTTTGACCAAAGCTTTTAGGATCTAGTAAAGTTCTCGTAAGACAGTTTCTGATATTTTTATCTGTGCCACCAAGAGTGCCTGCGTCTTCATATTCATTGTCAAAGTATGTGATTATTTTTTTGCAGAGAAATTTTGGAATTATTTTTCTTACTTCTAAAATGTATTCTTTCATTTATTTTTTATACACAATATTAGTAAGTAATACTGTGTGCAGATAGGTAATTGTCCCTAGCTGTTGTAGCTGCTGTTACTGCAGCAGAGTCATCCTCAGCAAACGCATCTTCATGAGCTTCATAAGCTGAGGTGTATGCGTCTTGAGCTTCGCATCTTATAACAACGTTTGTAACCCACTGAGGTATAGAAGAAATAGACTCATTATCTCTATTATCTGTATATTCTATTGTGCCTGTGTTCGTTGCAGCATCCCACTGAAGTGCGTGAATGCTTGTATCTATTTCTGTATGAGATCGAATATTGTGATGTACTTTGCTATCAAAATATACATCTGACTCAGTATTACCTGTGCCTTTAGCAGGACCATTACCGTCTAGAGGCCCATCTGCATCAAACAATATTGTCAGTCTTACATTAACGCTTGTGTTGTTTACGGTTGTTGCCATTTTTTTTCACCTTTTTAGTTGTAGCCTTTGTGGGCTTCTTCTTTACTTTTACCTTATTATTACTTAGTTGTAAAATAGTTTTATCTTCCTTGGATGGATCTCCCTGATCAATTGCCTCTTGATGTGCACCAATCACTTCAAATATAGAAGTGGCTACACCCATGGCTTTTTGAGCATCACCACTATGTGCTAATACTTTTGTCATAACATTGTTTGACCGTACCATTTCATTTCTGAATGACTCAGTGGCAGCTTTTGTGCCCATTATCTGTTGAGAATTTTCTACTAATAATAAAGGAATCCACGCTATAGAACAGCCCCATTCTTGCACATCTAATCCAGATTGAGGGTGTTTACCTTGCAGCATATTATACCAAATACACCTATGTTTTATGCACTTCTTTTTGAGAAGTGGACACGTCCCATCCGGGTCGAATATTGGCATTAATCCTTAGCTGCTATGATTACGTTTGCAAATTTAAGATCCATTGCTGGTATTGAAAAACTAGCACTAGGTGCAGAAGTTGAAGATAGGGTACCACTAAATGGGTGAGTGTGACTATTTCCACCACCTGTTGAACCTGTGAACTCTGAGGAGTTAACTGTTTGTGAAGGGTTTTGTGGTCTATACGGAATACTTTTTACATTAGGTGATGGGTTGTTCTGTTTGTAAAGACATATTGTGTGATTGTGTGATGCTAATTCAGGAGTTGATAAAGTGTGACCTCCCACTGTTCCACTTACAGATCCTGATACAGGTAAATCTTTTGTTTCTGTTGATCTTGATGAGCCAAATGTTGTTTGAAAGGTATCACTACCACCTGTGCCTCCACCTGTACCAACAACAACACGCATCGCTGCATTACCTAATGCAGTGGCAGTGTCTTGAGTCCAACCTGTAGGCGCAGATGCTTGATAAAAAACTTGTTTTGTTCCAGAAGGAAAAGGTTCTACACCAGTAAGGTTTGATCCACTACCTATGAATGTTGTAGCAGTAACAGCACCATTTGTTCTTAAAATAATATTGCCGTCTCCGCCTGTAACATCTCCTTTGAAAGTTGTTGCACCTAATTTATCGACTGCATTTTTTATACCAAAATTAGCAGAGCCCTCACAATAAACATGTGAATACGCTCCTTGTGCTATAGCAATACCGTTTGCTGTATGACCAGTAGCAGCGATAGTTAAGGTTTGTGAACCTGTTGTGTTATTAAAAAATACATATTCATTTTCGACAGCAGGTACTAACACTTTGATGTCACCCGTTAAAGCACCAGTAAGTTCAATTACTTTGTTAGCTGACTCAGCGCTAGGATCAGCATTACCCGTGGTAAGTGTAATATCAGCAGAACCAGCGACAGATTTTGATACATATCCGCCACCAAAAGCGTCAAGAACATCTAAATTATTATTAGTATTATTACCCCAGGTATTGGCGTTTGCGCCAGTTTCCATTTTTTCGAGTTTAAAACGTGATGTATATGTGCTTGCCATGATTATACCTCTCTAAAATATATCTTTTTTTGTTTTGCAATCAATGTTTTTTTAGTGCTCCAACAGCAACCTTTTTATTCATCGTGCTTGGTTTACCATAATGCCATATGTCACTTTTAAAAAAAACTAATTTACCTTTTTTTGGCTTTATTTCACCATATTCCTTAAAAACTGTATTACCATCTGAATCGTTCAAATACAATATAAATGAGTAATCTTCAGTGGTCTCATGATTATGATTACTCTGATGACCATTTAAAAAATACTCTATAAGATGTATATGAAACAAATCTAGGTTTTTGTTTATTTCTGAAAGTAATCTGTCTGCTAATTCCCTAGAATGCTCATAATTAAGTATATTATCAGTTTGAAACCCATTTTCAGTAGATGTTTGATCTTTACATGACAAATTTGCATTTTTAAAAATTTGTAATTTTTCTACAAACATATCTACTAAATTATCAGATATCTGAAACTCCTCTAATTTACGCTGCATCTACCTCTGTCCAAGTGTTACTTGCCCCTGTTACGACATTTGCCCAAGGAGTTTCAAAAGTATCTCCCAAAGCTGTTGTTAAATCTAATCCTGTTACATTTACGACAGCCTCTCCAATACCTTGTGCTGTGCCCTCTGCAAAAGTTAAGGCCACTGTAGATACAGAAACTATCACTCCTGTGCCTACTTCCACTGTCTCTGTTCCTAATGAGAAACTACTAGATAAACTACCAAGTGTAACTAATGCATCTGCTTCTGCAACTGCTGTGCCTAAAGATGATGTCATTGCAACGGATGGAGCGTCTACTTGTGTGAATATATCAATCGTGACTGAGCCAATGCTAAAATCAAGTTGATCAGAAGGGGCTATAACATCTATATTACCCTCACCTGTTATTCCAGAAGCACCTGATAAAGCTGCTCCAATTGTTAAACTATCTAAGGTTTCAACGGCTGATCCCGTCTGTGTGGTTGATCCTAAAGCACTTGTCATGCTTAGACCTGTCACAGATACTATTACACCTGTTCCTACTTCTTGTGTGGTGGTTCCTAATGCTGTAGACATCGCTACACCATCTAGGCTTACGGTTTGAGTTATATTCTCATTCCAAGCAAAAGATCCCCATGTAGATCTTCCCCAACCTGC